CCGTAGACCAAGAGCGACAGCATTAACTGTTTGATTTGGATTAGAAGTATCTACAGATGTAAAATTAAAAGCATTAGTATAATTACCGTATGATAAATACTCGTTGACATCTGGGAATCTTATATCAGCAATCCATTTAGCAAAAGAAGGCCTGCCCTCCAAGTCATAGAATCCAATGGCATACCTATATACCTCATCTCTTTGAGCACTTGTATAATCCATTACAACCTGTGGATTAGCATGTGAATGCATATTATAAGGATCCAACACGTAATTAATAGAAGATCCTGAACCTATACTCCTGCGTGACGCTATAGAATTTAATGCATGTGTAATAAATGAAAATGATATAAACTTACCAGTACCTCCCAAATCAGAAGCTTGAGGAGCTCCTCCGACTCCGTATCTAAATTTAAAAGCATGATCACCAGTGCCAGCACGGCTGTAATTAATATTGTTATAAGTGTTTATACAATCATTTTTGGGATCAACTGAATCATAATCCGGCCCCGTGACACCATCATCTAAAACAAATTCTGGCGATGTCCCAGGTAAACCATCTACCGCGTGTGTTTTATTTAATACACACTGATATGTATCATCTCCGGATGATGTCATATATGTATAAGTATATGTATAACTAAATTGTGTTAATGCATCTGCATCATAATTTCCATAACTCCACGGCGGTGTTAAATCTTGTGGCGGTGTGCCCCAATATTTAGTACCGCGTATACTCAATGAATGTGTTACAGGATCATACCCATCTATATAGGCACCTTCTTCAAAATTTAATGCAATACCTTGTTCATCCCAGATCATGGTTCCGGCTGTTCGTAATCTTATATTACATCCTAAACCATTAAGCGAGGATACTCCAGTTACGGTTCTTACTGGAACTTGAGCTGCAGCATGTAAATCTGGTCTTATTGTTACATGAATATGCCAACTTGTATTATATGCTTCTATAATAGCTACATCATAAGCCTGAGCAGCATTTGGATAACCAGGAGTATTTAATATTGCATTAGGATCCGTTAAATCATCTAATTCTTGTGAACCAGAAGCGGAATCAAATCCACCTTCTACATATTTCCAACGATACGCTCTTGTATCCAAGAATGCGGAACTGTCATTAGTTATCTCTTTAACTAAATCATCTATATCGAAGAACTCTTGTGTTATATTACCTGCGAATAAATAATTATTCTTAGTCTCTATCGTTGTCGGTATAATCTCGTTACGTACTTGTTGAAATTCTTCTAGAAGTAGTTCACCTATTGAATTACCGGAGTCTACAAAAGATACAGAGCTATGACCTAATTCTAACTCCGCGACAACTCTCACGGTAGGTACGTCACCATAGGTTTCGTATTCTAACGCTACTAATCTTATTCTATTAAATATTGAGGTAACATTAGCTTCAAGATTAACAGTAATCCTGATAGATTTATTAACTTCCTTTTCAAGCTCATCCCCAATAAAATTAATGCCATCAGCTATGTCGTATGAAGTAAGATTATATAATTTACTCGGTGGAGCAAACATCGTCTCAGTACCAGATACAGAATATAATTGATATGAGTATTGTATTCTACCAGCTTTTAAGTGTCCACCTGTTAGCTCAGTTAGTTCGTAAGAACCGTATGTATGATTTGGTAATATATTTAATAGCTCTGGATGTAAAGTGCTTAAATTGTTATAATCTGGGTTTGATACTATATTAAGATGTCTCAGTGGGTTTATACCGTCAACCCAGTATATCTTTTGAACATCAGCATTCTCATAGTTAGCTACTATTTTAATAGGATGATTAATTTGAAAATTAAGATTTTGTTCATATACAAGGTGAGCCCCAGAAACCATCACGTTAGTTCCTGTTATTACATCTGCAATATTTAACACATAGATTTTATCGGGATAAGCATCTTCAATCCAGAGGTGTTTTGCTAATATAATTAACTTATCACGAAGAACTGCATGTCCCATATAATAAGTTAAATCTGGTAACGTAAAACTTGGAAGATTTCCTCTAGGCGTAGAAAGAGATGCAGTACTTAATCCTTCACTACTATCTACTATTACCCTGAGATTTCTTGCATCCAAGTAGCAAGTATTTGGATATTCATTAGGTGATATATCCTTGTTTATTCCCCCTTTATAACCATGAGTAAATTTTGGCATTTCCATAATTCACCTCCTACTCCCTGGAACCCAAATGCTTAAAACCAGTGTTGAAATGATTAGGCCCTAAATATGTTGATTTCCATCTATTAATTATTGATTCCATTCTACTCGAACTGGGGATAATACAAACTGATTGAGCTGCCCCCACGTTAAATAAATAGTCCTGTCGTATGATTTCGTATTTACGCTCTGACAGCATATCTTTAAGCATCAATCTAAAGGCTATTTTTTCGGCTATGAAACTAACAACACCCCTAATATACTTAGCATTATCTGGGATGGTAGGCATACCTGTTACAATATCTATTGGAATAGCTTTATATTGCATTTCGGCTGTACCTTTATCTAATCCAAAGTAAATAAAATCTCCTTGAGTTTTATATGTATAACGTTCTGAATCCCCATCAGGGCCTACATAAGTATTATAGTATTCTTTAATACTATCTATATATTTACTGGGATACGCTGGGTCATAATCAGATATAATAGTTTTAGATCTACTATATGGAGAGTCTGCAAATTTATTCATGAGATCAGTCATCTCTCTCATGGGTATAAAAGTATCTTTATCTCTAACAGATGTAATGCTGTATAAATCTATAGGCAGTGGAGCCCTATATTCTACTATCTCAAGTTCTACTGATTTATCTTGATAAGGATAGGGACTGCCTATGATAGCCATAGATCTCCAGACCCATTCTGCTACTTCATATTTATTAACAACTTCAAACCCATAATCTCTGTATAGATCTTCTATTATTAAGTCTATACTGACAGTCTTACCACTTAACATAGCTCTATATATTTATTCGTAAAAGTTTAAATTATTATACTTAACGCCATTGCTTAAAATCCTACAATTATCCCTGGTCATCTTTATATAATATGCAGATTGGTTGGGTATATTACAAATAGTTTTATCCCAAAACCAGGTGACTCTATATCCATTAAAATCTTCATTAAGCTCTCTCACTAATGGTTTATCTTTAATAGCTTTCAACTGTTTAGCCGTCTTATCCGGATATAATTTCTGCCAAAGTTTCTTAGTCTTTTTAAAATCTACAGATAGACGTCTTGCATCTATATTACCATTCTCATCCAATTTAGGTTCTACAAGTTTTTTCTTAACCCTGATATGCCCAAGTCTTGCCGGTAATCTAAGTTCAAAGTTATCGAATACCATTAGTTCTACAATAGCAGGAAATAGTCTTTTATAGACTTCACGCATAATTGATTTAGGTAAAGCTTTCTCGCCGTGTAGTTCTTTGTAGAAATTATAAATCTCATCTAACTTATAATCAGCTAATATCTTCCGTGGCCCCCTTTTGAAGGTCAGAGCTTCCTTCTGGATCGTCATCTTTATTATCTTTTTTATCATCTGGTTGCGCTAATGTCAACCCGAATTTTTCTTTTATTATTAAAACCTTAAGCTGATCAACCATCTCCTTGTTAATTGGATAATCATCGTCATATGTCCAATTGGGATTTTTAATTAAAGCAGCAGCTATTGGATCTTGAAATATTCCCCTAACATCTATATATTTAATAGTAAAATGTATCCCACTATTACTATGCAAACAAATTCTATCTCCTAATACGAAAGCATATATTGCATTATAATTAAACTTACCATAACCGAGCATTAAAGCTTTGTTGTATGTAGTTAATTGGAAAGGATCAGATAACCTATCAGCAGGCCCTATCCTACTAAATAAACCTACTCCATCGAATGACTCTATAACCCTAGGAATCTCTATAGAAGTACGATATATATAATCATAATTATTTACTTGTGGATTAACTATATTGGATAAATATTTTTCCATAGGAATAGCATTACCCAAGTCTTGAATGAGATGATCATCAAAAGATGGCATGGTCTTTTTATATTTCTGATCAATAAGACGGGCACGCTGACTCTGTATCCAATCAACTACAAGTCTCTTGGGAATTGGATCAGTTTCTTTCAAATAAGATCTACGGAGTTCCAATAACTCATAAATTAATTCATTCAGTGAAACAGTTTTCATCTTAAATTACTATCCAAACGTTTAAATCATAATCAAGTAACAAACAAGATTCATATTGAGCTAGTACCTTCGTGCTTTCTCCATCTATCAAATCAGGGGAGTTAGCGGAAATAGTTACATCGCCAGTACCAAGATTCTTGATATAAAACATATCTTGTTTACCAGAAGCTGACTTTAAGTATAAAGATATGCCCGATGAAGAATTACAGACGATAATAGAATCTGAATCTCTAATCGTGTAATTATTTGTTATAGCTTTCATTTTA